AGTAACTTCCATTATTGATGTTCCACTTACTAATTCATCATTGAATAGTTCCGCCATCTCATACAAATCATTATCACCTATAAAGATGTGTCCCTTAACAACACTAAGTCCGTGACCATTTTTGAAACTTATTCTAGATTGAACTCCATGTCCTGATGGATGTGGTTCAAATACCAAATCTTTAAATGTTTTCATATTTTCATAATATAATTTGTTTGCAAATGCTATTGTTTGGAAGTAATTCATAATTAAAATATTTCTTCAGCAATGCCAAGAGCTTCAGCTATGATTAATAAACCACCAGCATCCATTAAAGACCCGTCAACTAAAGCGACACCCGCACAAATTCTAAAAAAAGATTTAACTAAACTAATCCAAAAATGTGTTGATGTGTTTGATTCTTTTTCTTGCATATTGTAATATAATTAAAATTTCTTAGATTTCAAAATCTTTTTATTCTCAATGTAATCGTCAATAAAGTTAATTCGTTGTCCTATCCAATACATTACATTGACAGTCATTGAATTACCAAGTGCTCCTTTTACCGCAGAATAACCAGGTTTCTTACCATCAACCTCAAAATCCAAATACCCATCAGGAAACCCTTGTAATCTTTCTAATTCTCTTTCAGTAAAACATCTTATACCATTATCATCAACCCAAAAATTAGATGTTGATACTGGACCCATACCATCTGTTTGAGTTTGACCGTATGATTTTGTTATCGTACCAGCGAGTTTAATTTCTCCGAGAATATTTTTGGTGTACTCATCCCTCTTGATTTTATTCTTCTCTTTAACGCTTTCAAAACATCCTTGTTCAAATAATACTGAGAATGGGATTTTCCAGTTTTTTCCACGATATCCAACAATGTAGATTCTTTTGCGTCGTTGGGGAACTCCGAAGTATTGGCTGTCGAGAACCCTATAAGCGATTGAATATTCTTCCCCTTGAACAATCCCTTGCTTGTCGAGACCTTCTGGTTTGAAGTCAACACCAGTGAAAGAGGAGATGATTTCACATAAGGCTTTTTTGTGTTGCTTTTTAAAAACCCCTTCGACATTTTCCCAAATGAACCACTTAGGTCGTTTGTCTTTAAGAATTCTTGCATATTCAAGGGAGATTCTACCACGGATGTCATCCATTCCTTTGTTGAGTCCTGCATCGGAAAAAGATTGACAAGGCGTTCCGCCGACCAATAAGTCGAATTTAATTTTTTTGTACTTTTCATGTTGGGTTAGTTTAGTAATGTCAGTAAATAATGTTGTGTTTGGGTAATGATGGGATAATACTTTTTGTGGAAACGATGCGAAGTCACACAGACCAACACATTCCCAACCAAGTGGTTCCCACGCAACTGTAGCGGATTCAATACCACTACAAACTGATAGATATTTCATTTGATTTAGTTTAGTTCATAACAAAAATAAGAATTTATTATGAAATACCAAAAAATATTTTATTAAAAAAATACATTGATTATCAATAAGTTATGAAATCATATTTGTCTTTTTTCCACTCTATTGTTGGATACTTCTTGAACCTTGAAGTTAAAATATTGGTGGCCTCTTCAAATATCTCAATAACCGGTGTATTAGCCTTACCATAGGACTGTATTAGATTACCTTTTCTGTATTGTAAGTTAATTCTTTTCCTTTTGTATTGTAATGATGCAAATATATAAATGACTCCGTGTGCGAATTGTTTAGACATACAATTTTTCATATTGAACCCTTCGATTCTAAAATCATCTTCAGTTAATAATATTTTAGGTTTAAACACTAATCCATCAATCACTATGTCTTCTTCAATTTCTTTTACAAAATCTTCATCAATAAGATATCTCACTTTATATCCACGCGCAAAATGTAATTTCAATCCTGACCACATCTCCATAGTGTTATCAAATTCAATATCATTTTTTGCTTTAAACTTTAAATTAAGTCCTCTCTGTTCTAATAAATCTCTAATTGAAAATAATTTATTTAATGTATAAATTAATGAATCAGTTTTAATGGTATCAACTTCCCAATCATTAATTACTTTAACCATGAATTCTTTTTCTGATTCATTTTTTAAGTAATGTAATTTCTTATTTGGTGGGGTATCATAACAATGGGGTTCCCAAGTGAATTTTTTTAAATACTCAATATGATTATTACCAAATAATTTACAGATATAATTTAATGTGGATATTTGTATTTGTCTAACGTTCTGACTTAATTCTTTAATGAGATATTTTGATTTAATTCCATAGTAATCTAAAACGGACGGTAGAAATTTATAATCATTTTTTTCTAACCATTTCTTTTTAGGGTAATCATTTTGAATGTCGTAATATACCGCATCGTGTCCTTTAATACCTTTTATATCTAAATGATAATCAACTAACATGTCATAGATGGTATTGTAATAAGGTTTTAATTCATAATTCTTATCTTTAAGAAATTGTGATTTAAATTTTGGTTGTATTTGTTTAATAAAAATATCACATATTTTATTAACAGACCTTTCGTATTTAACTCCCCAATATCCTCTTCGTTTTTCCCCACGTGCAATACCATTTTCAACTAAATCAAATAATAATTTAAAATCATTCTTTTTATCTTGATCTGTACTTCTAAACATTTTTTCATCAATGTTTAAGTTATTTTTAATCTTATATTTTACTGAAATATCACCTGTAATTAAATTAACAATTAAGTTGTGTTCAAAGGTTACGTGTCTTGGTGTACCATATCTATCATAATCAAAATCAAAAATACCTTCATATGTAAGTTCGTCATTGTGTTTGTGTAATCTAATTAAACATTCACTAATTGATTCATCTCTCTTTCTATTCTTATCCTTCTTTTGTTGGGAGTACGAAAATAATAAATCCATATAGAAATATATATGGATTAAATGAAAATGTGTAGTTAAAAAAACGGTAGAGGTTCCGCGTCGTCTAAATTTAAAATATCTATCAATCTTCTCGGTTCTCTCATTTCGGGGGCAATTTCAACTCCATTTATCATAACCGGTACCCTATCCTTCTTCAACCAATTCAGAGTTCCAAATCTCGCATGCATTCTAATCAAATCACTTACATCATCTATCGCATTTTGATAATGTTTTGGTGGTTGTGCATTTGAGAAATATTTTGATTGTACCATTCTTCCGTCTGATATTTTAAACTCACATGTAACCCTATCTTGTTTATCTTCAGTTCTCAACGATACAATGATTGATGTGTCTGTCTCCGCGTACGATGCAACACAGTGATGCATAAACCTACCTTCTTCAACGTATTCCTCTTCTCTTGTTAGAACATATGGGTGTATCATTATCTCACCGTCACTTATTGTGGTGATAAGTTCTTTATTACCATTACTACTGTGTTTCCACAACTCACTTTTTTTCTCACAACTAATTGGTTGTTGGATTTGTCTCACCGTTTCTTCGGGATAAAAATATTGAATGACCCAACCCTTTTTAATTGCCGATATCATTCTAGATAGTTCATTATGTTCACTATGAAACTTAACTCTAGTATTTGCTCTCATTCTAATATTAGGATCATACTCTCTTATTTTACTCAACATTCTAAAATGATCCATCACTAACCCCATAAAATTTTCATCTACCGATATTCCTTTTTCTGTTTCACTTGTTAACACCGATAATAAATTTTCTTTTTCAATATCAGATATGTCATATCCATGATTTTTAATTCTGTCCCGTATATTTTCCATCATTTTTAATGATGATGCACCAATTAAATGTCCCTTATCGTTATCGGATGTTGTTCCAAATAAATCTTTATTTATGGAACCAATATATTTTTGGTAGTTATTACCAAACAAATAACATAACATATATAAAGAACCTAAATCAATGTTAGGTTTCTCGTGTAATAGTTTTATTGTTACTTTAGATTTTATTTGATAAACATCTAATACTGATGCAATTAATTTTCTATCGTTTTTCTTTAAGTATTTTTCTGTTGGATAATAATGAACTAATAGTTTTTTATAGTCATTCGGTATCTTTATTTTCTTAGTATTAATAAACCATCTTATCACCTCTTCATAAAAAAAAGTTTTAAAAAATGACCCATCTGTTGGAAAATTAATAT